ATAATTAGTATCCTAATAAAATAAAAGCCAGGGCTTTAACCCTGGCTTATCTGCCTTTTGGCTTAGATTGCTCATACGCCTCTTGTTCTTTCTTTTTCTCTTGTGCTAATCTTTCTAAAAACCACCTACGAATGACTGTTGGGAGATTATACGCCTCGGTAAAAGACCACCCACCGTAATACTTTAATAAGAAAAATTCCTCATAAATACCAACAGCATATTCATCGGTTAGACCAAAAAAAGTCCACCGTTAGGGGGATATCTACCTCCTGTTCGTGGCCACAAGACGAACATGAGAAGTCATTTTTCATTTCAACACTGGGAGCAGCCTTCGCATACTCTTTTCGCAAGAATCTAGAGTCCTGTGCTGGCATAATATCAACAAATCGGTTAATTACCGATCTTTCCGTTTGACCATTAAGCGATACAACGATTGCTTTCAACTGATCAGTCAGGGTTGTTTCTGGGAGCCTATTCTTTCTTTTGTTTTCGGCCAACTGTGTTAGTTTCACTTCTTCGGTTGCATTTAGTAGCTTTATTTCAGCCGTGACTTCTGTTCTTGGCAGCTTTGTTACAAAAGTTCCGGCACTTGTCAACTCCACCTCCTCTGATCCGTAATAGGAACGACACTCATTTAGGTCAAAAGTGTAAGTTTGGGCCGTAGCACACGCTGGACACGTCGTTCGGGTCGCATACTCTCGCCCAAAGCCGGTGATCCTGGCTGCGATCATAATTGCATTCTTGTCTGCAACATACAAAGTCTTGACATCAATTGATTTATCAATCAAAATGCTTGAAATGAGCCGATCGATGGCCATTCCGTTTTTTAGGAGTGTTCGGGAGGTTAAGATATCCTCTTCCTTCGCTGTCATAAAGCGAATCTCAACCATTTCCTTGTCCTGTAAAGGGTGGCCCTCTGGATAAAACCTGCCTTTTGTTGGCAATTCCACAAATTCTGTTGGATTAACAAAGTCAAATAGACTATTCTTCTGTTCGGCCGCAGGTTCGGCCGGATCGGGCGCGCCAGGTGACGCCAGCCGATCTTGATTATTTCTCAATTTTTACCTCTCATATGTAAATTAAGCTTTGATTGCCTAGCTAAGAAAGCTAGTTGGTGCGCGAACAACAGACGGCCCGTTGGCAAACTTCACTGTTGCGTGGTCATATCGAACAGTAATTGTGACCTCCGAAAGACTCTCCGAAGAGTAGTCTAAATCCCCGAAACTAACGCTCTCAAAGAAAGGATTAATCAAGGTCCACTCTTCTACCATATTT